AACGAATCCGCTCCGTTCGTCTGGATTATGATCCGATTTACTGGCGGAATGACGAGCATCACCAATCCACCCATCACTGGTAGTGCGGCGATCTGGATACCAGGTATCAATCTGATCTCTTAACTGTTTACCAGCTGCACACAGCCAAGGCTGTTTACTCATCCTCAGTTACAATCGGGGTGGATTGTGCCGCTTCTAGGCTTTTAAGATATGCCTGATAATCAGAGTTGGCAGGGTCTGTTGGAATAAACCATTCTTGACCATTTTCATCTGTTCTTTTCAAGATTTCTCCACCAAAAGGTGTTTCAATAATTTCATATTTTAACATTTTACAACTCCGCACTAACTTGGATGACATAAGCGACTGTTCCACTTCTGAATTGATTTCCATAGCCAGTAGTAACACCCGAACAAGTTCCATAGATTTGAGAAGCAGTTGCTATTGGGCCTGCAAAAGCAACTGCGGTTAAAGCGGGGGTTGCACCACCTGGTTGTTGTGCTTCTAAATTTCCAGATGATAGAGATATTGATGGATTTGTTCTTTTGTAAGTGTAGTTGATTGTGCTTACAGCAAGAACAGTTGAATAATTAAATCCAATACTCAAAGTGCCATCCACTCCACCAGTACCATCAGCAATAGCCTCAAAATATCTCTGACAAGCGGCTAACTCGCCTTGAATAGTTACAGCGTAAGTTTTAAATGGTGTTGCTGCGGAACCAACATCAATCTGTACGCCTGTTACTTCGTAATAATCATTAGCCCCTGCAGTGCCTGTTGGCGAATAACTAAAACGAATATACATTTCAGTTGCGGAAGCCGACATAGTTCCTGTTGCAGTAAAACGCTGCCAAGTTGTAGTTAAAGTTGCTGTACCACTTACGACATTTGTTTCACCAGTATAGGCAGTCAGAACATTTTGGTCTGTGCCTGTTCCAGAAGCAAGATTATAGGCTAAAGCATTGCTTGTAGGTGAATAATTTGCACCTGCTCTAGCATAAAAACTAAAAGTAATAGTTTTACCAGCAAAAGGAATAGTGTTAATTGACTCAAAGTTTTGAACAAAAGGAATAGTGTTAGTTCCTGTTTGACCTGAATTGCGCTGATACCTAGCGCAATACTGAATAAAAGGCAGATTAGTTGTATCACCTGTTGCTTGGCGCGAAATGGTAATTGCCGCAGTACCTGTTTGAGCAGTCCATCTATCAGCAGAATATGTGTTTCCAGTTGAAGCAGGAATTGCTACGGAAGTTCCTCGTTGCCACACTTGAAAGGCTGAGTTAAGAACAGGGTTGAGATTACCAGCCCCTTGCAATGTGTTTACTGTGCCAGAAAGATCGTTCATATTGGCAGCTGTTAATACATCGCCTGTTACGTAATCGTCTTTTACTGGAAATCCTATAGCCATCTATACTCCTTAATAACTTAGGACATTATAGCCCAAAGTACCATAAATGCTATTATTTAGGATAAATGCATCTATGACTGGCTCTAGTGTCGTGAACGTGGTTTTCCAACTATTCGGGGTTATTGCCATCCGTACCCCAAAAATCTGTAAGGTTTTATCTATAGTAGATCCGCCAGGCTGAGTAGTAATTACTTCAATAGGATCAAAGAAATCTAAATCTAAGGCTGCGATAATGCCTGAGTTGTAATTATCTGTGTATAGGTCTAGGACTATGGCATCGCATCTAATAGAGGTTTCTTGCCTACTAGCTACATAAGCTTGGGCATAATCTAGGGCTACTGCATCGGTTTGCATAAGTAGGCCATCTAAAAAGTAGCTGTGAAGAAAGTATTTATCTATGCTGTCTTGGTCTAAAGCTACCTGTGGGCTACCACCAACTCTAGTGATTGTAGCCTTATTAAATATAAGCACATCATTTAATATCCAAGTAGCATCAAAGTAATCTATACCTGTGCCATCATCTGCAAAGACTGTAGGTGTGCCACCGATAGAACTAGCCGTAACAGCTCTATCTTGAAATACAAATTCACCATTAGCATCTACATATAAAGCGCCATACTCTGACTGCGCTACAGTTTCTAATGCTTGTAATGCTGTGCGGTTAGTGCCTGGGTCTGCCTGTAATGTAGTTAAACCTGCATCGACATCACGCATGGTGGCTGGCCAGTCAATTTCATCTAATATCTCATTGATACGAGTACCTGATAGATCGCCAGCCGTTGCACCTGTTACAGTGCTTATCTGTGCTAACTGGGCTAATCTAAAAGCATCTACAGCTTGAATAGTGGTTATGGCTAATTCATCAAAACCTGAATCATCTGGGTATGTTGTAACGTAGCTGGTAATAAACCCTGAAAATATAGGATAAGTAACGCTGTTGTATGTAGCGCTTATCTGCACCTTCTTCATAGGTGTCAAAAATGTAAAGTATGGGCTAGATGTATTCTGTGGGTTAAAATCACCATTTTGATCTACTATGCGTAATGTAAGTGATCCTGTTTGAAATTGATCGCTAAGAGCGGTACGGCCTCTGTTAGTTTCTATGCGGTTAATTTGATTAGATACATCTACCACTAGTGCGGCAGAATCGGCTAATATGTTTGTATCTAAAATACCTGTGCCAAGTATCATGGCCTGAGCAAAACTAGGGCCAGTGCCAAAGTTAATTACTGCATTGATTACTGGTATTGTCATTAGAACCCTTGTCCAGCAGGTACTGTGCTGTATCCATTTCTAGTGGCTACTTGGATACTTTCTGCAATAGCCTGGCTTAACTTATCGCCAGCCCCTGCTACATCGACAGTTACTCTCATTTCTTGTGCTGATCCACCACGGCTAATACCTGGTGTAAATCCTAATGCTAGACCTAATGCTCTGGCTTCATTACTATAGCCAAACTCTGGATTATTAATGGCTACATCTGCAAGGCTACCCATACGGCCACCACCAGCGGTACCAGTTATCACACCGCCTGGGCCAATTTGACTTGGGCTAACTCCAAAGGATAATAACAAGTTTTTAGCAGCTTCACTTAGTGCATAGAATTGTGTGGTCAATTCTTCTACAGCTGTTTTGCCTTCCATCTCGGCTAATATCTTTTTAGCCAGTGCTTCGTTATTATCTAAGATGGCTAACTGAGCTCTAATACGTAATTTAGTTTCACCATCTGTGGCTTCATTTAATGCTTTTTGAAATCCAATACGCTCAACATCAAACTTAGCAGATAGTTCATCTAGTGCTGTCTTTTTCTTTAATTGATCGTTTTCAAGTCTTCTAAACTTTGCACTATCTTTAATAGTCTTTAATTCAATTCTTGATGCACTGCGCTTTGCATTATCTGGTAATTCTCTACCACCAAAATCTCTAGTGGCTACACCTGCCGCAGCGCTACCACCAATAATAGCAAAGGCTGCTGCAACAGCTTTAGGGCTTTTACTGGCTATAGCCAAAGCCAATAGACCAGCCTTGAAAGATGGGTTACTTACTAGGTCATTAAAGCCACTTACTAATTTAGCCAATTCTCTAATTGCAAACGCTATATTATTGCCTAAGTTTTCAAAGTTGTCTGAAAGGTTTTCGATAGATTTATCTTTGCTTAGAATAGTTAAGGCATCTACTAACCCTGCGCCTATAGCCTTAGTAGCCTCATCTGAACTCTTTTTTAGCGCATCCATCTTGCCAGAGTAAGTATCTAATCTAGCCGATGCTTGACCTGAGAATTTCTTTTCAAGCTCTGCCATGATTTCATTCATGTCGCCAGATTTAATTATGGATGCATCTATGCCTGTGTTTAATCCAGCCAGTGCTCTAGTTTGACCTCTTATACCAGCCGCTAATGCACCTACTACAGTATCTAGGCTTTGTCCAGTGCCAGCACTTATATTTAATGCAGCTTCTAGTGTTCTTTGTGATAAGGCTACTGATCTAGTTAAGTTAAGAAAGGTTTGAAATGGTCTACGTAGGTCAGTTAATATCGCATAAGTTTTCTCTAGGCTTCTTATGTAATCTTCTACTTCATTAACTCTAAATGCATTACCTGTATTTTCTAGCTGTAATGCAAGCGATTTGGCTGCTACTTCATCCTCGGCAAACGCTCTAACTGCCTTCTTACTAAATGCAACAATAGCGGTAGCGCTAAAGGTAACGCCAAAGGTACGTGCTAAACTCTTTAACTGTTTATCAAATACATTGACATCTTGCTTGGCTTTTTTAAGTGCCTTACCATTCCAGGTAGCGAGTGCGGATACGACTACATTGGCCACTATGCCACCTTCTTTAATTCTGTTGTATCGTTAAAGTAATCAGCTGTAGCAGTAATGGCTTTAAGAATAGAATCGTAAATCTTAGGGCTATCTTTAGCCCAGGCCTTATAGATCAAGCGGCCTTTAGTTTTAGCCCCACCACTTCTAACATCTTTAATCTTTGGCTGTGATGTAAGAGGTGGCATATCTGTAACGAACTGATAGCCAGCAAACGGGTTATTAGAATTATATGATCGTGTAGATCGGCTTCTACTTTTAGCGCTACCAGACTTCTTAAATGCAACTGTGCCACCACCTTGGTTAACAGATGTAAATGGCGCTCTACCCTGTGGGTTTAATCGGCCAGAGGTTTCGTAAATACGACCAGCTGCGCTTACGTTGTAGACATAATTCTCTACTTGAAAACCATTCTTAAATCTTCTATTTTGGCCTTCTTTGTAACCTATGCCGCCTCTAACATTATTGTATTCGTATTTTGGAAATGGCCTGTAATCTACCTGTGAAGAAATTGGCTTAGACCAGCCAGATAGTACCTCTGTATTACTAGGTACATAACCTTTAGCAGTAGCTTCTACCTGGCGCATCATAGGATCTAAAACTGTTTTAATTCTGTCGTACATATCTTCATCAATAAAACTAAGGCCTTTCATTACATCTTTAACGCCTACGACCTCTGCTGGCATTTTTGATCTCCTTAGCTCTATCGGTTAATACTTGTACTATTGCCCGATACATTTCCGAGTCCATATTGATAAACTCGCTAGGCGGTATTCCAGTTTCTACGGACAGTTGTGCGATGCCGTAAAGGATAGAATCCCGCTGTGTTATTTTTTTTCTTCGTCTAATACCTCGACAGTTTCTAGGCTGTCTATAAACTCTGCATTAAATAAAGGTACTTGTGCACCTGATCTGCGCAAGCACTCCCAGGCTAACCAATAGATATGGGTTTGCTGTTCATGCTCACGCAGCATCTTGCTAATACCTGCATTGTATTTCAACTCGAAAGCGTATTCGACACCTGGTGTTATCTTGTGTTCTGTGACTTCACCAGTAGCCCTAGTAATCTTTAGCTTTGCCATTGTTACTCCTTAATTAGAACGCCACTGTAGGCGATACTGTAATTACAGAGTTTACAGTAAATGTAATGCTAGATGTAGCAATTTCGGCTACGCCAGCTGATCCGATTGGTGTTAGGTTATTTACTAAGATTGAGAACTGGTAGGTAGGGTTAGCAGCTGATACAGCTGTTCCTTTTACTGTAATTACTGATACAGCTAGAGTCTTGCCAAATGCATCATTTAGAGTCTGGCTAATCTCAGTATTTGCCCAGTCGTTCATAAAGTCGATTGTAAATGTGCCTGATTGTAGACCTGCTACGAATCGGTGAGCGGTATCACCCATCGCAGTAATCTCTAGCTCATCTACGATTTGATTGATAACAGCGCTAGATACTAGGTCGCTAATATCAATAGATGGTGTAGTAGGCGCAGCGTTGGTCGCTAGCTTGACGCCCACGTTATTGTTTAAGTAAATTGCCACTGTTATTCCTCTTCCTTTTTAGGTTGTGCTTTTTCTTTTGGTGCTTCCTTTATTTGGCCTGTCTTAATTAAGA